TAGCAAGGTAAGAGACTTTGCTAGACGTATTACATTATCAGATAACAAAGAAGTATTGAGGCAACAAATGTTGAAACATTTTCATGACTGAATCTAGAGAAGATTTTACATCGTACATTGTAAGGAGGCATAAAGAATTGGATTTTGATACGAGTGCTAAATCTACACAGGTAGGTGGTAATCATTATAAAGATTGTAAGATACAACCCGTTGACTATATACATGCTAATGAATTAGATTTCTTTGAGGGTAACATTGTAAAGTATATTACTCGTCATAGAAAGAAAGGTTCTGGTCCAGAGGATATCAAGAAGGTGATCCATTACGCAGAGCTTATTTTACAGTTGGCCTATAACGAAAAACAGTAGGGGAATTAAATGTTTAAGTCTAATAAAAATCCACAGTTTAGATCAAAGTTTTCAGAAGACATTTTCTATACAAAGTACTCTCATGAAGGTGCAGAGACTATGCATGAGTTGGCGGCTACGCTTGTAGAAGATGTATGTCAAAAGCATATGAGTAAGTCTGAGAAGGACGAACTTGTAAGTCACATTGCGGACCTACGTTTTCTGCCCGGAGGACGCTATCTTTACTATGCAGGTAGAGATAAAAAGTTTTTTAATAATTGTTATCTATTAGATTGTGAAGAAGACACAAGAGAAGATTGGGCTAACCTCTCATGGAAGGCTGAGTCCTGTCTGATGACAGGTGGAGGTATTGGTGCTGACTACTCTGTGTACAGGGCAGAGGGTAAAACTCTAGGAGGTACTGGTGGTATCTCCAGTGGTCCTCTACCTAAGATGCAGATGATCAATGAAATTGGACGAAGGGTCATGCAGGGTGGTAGCCGTAGGTCTGCTATCTATGCAAGTCTTAATTGGAAGCATGAAGATATCTATAAGTTTCTTGGATCAAAGAACTGGAAAGAAATGCCTATAGGTACAACAGGTCAGACGTTGTTCGATGTTAAACAGGATGATTTTAATTTTCCTGCTCCACTTGATATGACTAATGTCTCTGTTAATTATGATACAGAGTGGCTGTTAAACTACTGGAATACAGGAGAACTTGGAGATGTCTTTATCACTAATGTACGGCAAGCTTTATCAACCGCAGAACCCGGCTTTAGCTTCAACTTCTTTGACAAAGAACATGAGACACTTAGAAACGCCTGTACAGAAGTTACAGCAAACAACAGGAATGCACAGGACGGAGGTGATGATTCCGATGTATGTAATCTGGGTAGTCTTAATTTTGCTAGGATTGATGGCGTTCAGCAACTTCGTTCGGTGGTCGAACTGGCTACCAAGTTCTTAATCTGTGGTACACTACGAGCGCAACTACCTTATGATAAAGTTTATAGAACAAGGGAAAAGAACCGTCGCCTTGGGCTAGGTTTAATGGGACTACATGAGTGGCTTATCCAACGAGGAAGCCGTTATGAAACAACAGAAGAAATGCACCGTTGGTTAAAAATTTATAAGTCAGAATCAGATAAAGTTTCTAGAGACTTTTCTAATAAACTAAATATCTCTAGCCCTGTTGCTATACGAGCAGTAGCCCCAACAGGTACAATAGGAATTATTGCTGGTACATCAACAGGCGTAGAGCCTATCTTTGCTGTAGCCTACAAGAGAAGGTATCTAAAGAATCGTCGGTGGCATTACCAGTACGTTGTTGACAGTGCAGCACAGGAGATGATTGAGTTGTATGATACTGATCCAGATAAGATTGAGTCAGCTATAGACTTAGCTACAGACTACGAACGTAGGCTTTCTTTTCAGGCAAACATTCAAGAGTATGTGGATATGTCAATCTCCAGTACGATTAATCTTCCTGCTTGGGGATCAAAAGAAAACAATGAAGACCTTGTTGTTCCCTTTGCTAATACTCTTGCTAAGTATGCACATAGACTTAGAGGATTTACCTGCTACCCTGACGGTAGTCGAGGAGGACAACCTCTAACTGTTGTACCATATAAAGAAGCTGTAGATAAACTTGGCGAAGAGTTTGAAGAGAACATCCAGACACATGATATCTGTGAGATAGCAGGTACGGGAGGAGTGTGTGGGGTATAATAAAAAAGAATATATGAAAGAATACGAATCAAGACCTGAAGTTAAAAAACGTATGAAAGAATATAAAAAAAATTGGGGTCAATCATTTGTGGGAAAATTGTCGAGAGTAAAGTCGAGAAGTAAAAAAAAGAATCTTGAATTTAATTTAACAATAGAATACTTAGAAAGTATATATCCAAAAAATAATATGTGTCCTCTGTTAAATATACCTTTGGATTGGAAGAGTTCTTACAAGCATCCTAGCACTCCATCGTTAGACAGAATTGATAGTAGTAAAGGATATATAAAAGGAAACGTACAATGGGTAAGTTGGAGGGCTAATCAACTTATGTCTAATGCAACTCCAGACGAACTTCTTATGCTTGCCCAAAACTACAAAAAGATATATGATCAAACTCTCGTAGCTCAATGGATAGAGCAACAGACTTCTAATCTGTAGGTTGCAGGTTCGAGTCCTGCCGAGAGTGCCAAATAAATACTTGACAATAATAATAAACTATGATATACACTAAGAAGGGAACGCCACAATGGGTTCCCAAACATCTTGCTTAAAGGAGATAAAAATGTTTACAGAGTTTATGAACAACCATGTTGTAGGTTTAAATGTTTTATTTGACGAGTTAAAAACAATGCAGGGAAATGCTGAGAAGGGGAACTTTCCTCCCCACAGAATAACTAATTATAAAAATGAAAAGTACTACTTAGAATTTGCAGTGGCCGGGTACTCTAAAGAGGAGTTAAACGTAGAGCTAACAGAATCAGATATTCTTGAGATTAGTTCTAACGGATCAGAACAAATGTACAACAAACTCATTGGTGCTAATGGCGATACAGATTGGAAATGTACATATGATGGTCTTGCTTCTAGAGCTTTTAAGAAAGAGTTTAAGTTGTCTCCCTTTATGGAAATCAAAGAGGTAACATATACAAATGGTATTCTTACAATAGCTATCTACAAAAAAGTTGTAGACGAGAAAGAAACAAAAACATTTGAAATTAATTAACAGGAGGGGGAGGCAGAAATGTCTCCCCTATAACCTATGTCAAAAGAAGTAAATAAAAAAATCTTAGAAACCTATCCGGTAAAAAAGAAAACAAGTATTGGTATGTCGGTTCTTTCAAGACCAACTAACAAATCAAAACGTAAAGCTTGGAAACCTTACAAAGGACAAGGAAAGTAATGAGTAAATTCTTAAAGTTGGACAATGAAGTATTTAATATTTTTTGGCCTGACTTGAGTAAACTTTTTATAAAGGTTATTAAAACTCAAGCATCAGGAAGAGATAGCCTTGAGCTACTACACACAAAGATTTCTAATAAGCTATTAGATGTGTGGGTCTACAGAGGAGAAGATGGTGTATACAATGATGATGGCGTTATTGAGGCTGCATTCTGCACAACCATCACAGAGTATCCCGATAAACGTAGTCTCTTCTGGGGATATATGTCAGCAGATAATAATACTATGAATAACTGGAAAGAATCTTTATGGACTACTCTTAGAAACTATGGCAATCAGAATCAATGTGACTGCATAGAATACTTTTCAAACAGAACGGGATGGACTAGAGTGTTAGAAGAAAACGATGACGTTGAAAACATTGAGCCGATAGGTACTGTATTTGAGATTAAATTATAATGACAACAGATAACACCATACCTAATATTTATATTGGTTATGACTCTAGAGAGGATCAAGCTTATAGGGTTTTAAGAGAGTCAATCTTGGATCATACAAGCGCACCTGTAAATATTATTCCCTTGAAACAGGGGCGACTTAGAGATATTAATTTTTACAGACGAAGCTACTATGTATCGGGTGACGGTATTAAGTTAGACGACACAGACAGGAAACCATTCTCTACAGAATTTAGTTTCACTAGATTCCTTGTACCGTTTCTAAATATGCATAGAGGTACTGCTCTTTTTATGGACTGTGACATGCTAGTCAGATCAGATATTATGGAAGTTTTTGATATTCCTAAACACTCAGAGAGGAAAGCTCTCTGGTGTGTCAAACATGACTACAATCCTAAGTCTGCTATCAAGATGGATGGACAGGTACAGCAGCAGTATAGTAGAAAGAACTGGTCTTCTTTTATTTTGTGGTCCTGTAGTCACCCCGACCATAAAAATCTTACTATAGATGATGTCAATTTAAAAACTGGTTGGTACTTACATAACTTTCAATGGTTAGATGACAAAGATATTGGAGAGATTGATCAAGCATGGAACTGGTTAGACGGGCATTCGGATGATACCCTTGATGCAAAGAATGTACATTTTACGAGTGGTGGTCCTTGGTTTAAAGAATGGGAACCAAGACAAAGATCAGACGCTAAGTATGCTCTAGAGTGGGAAGTTTTATCAGACAGTATTGAAGTAGAAGAAGTTCTCGGAAAGGAGAAACAATTAAAATGGAAAAAATCTTATGTTTAAAAATGTAACTGTAGTAACTTCCTTTTCAGAGGATGGTTGGGATACCTACGCAAAAGATATGATCTGGTCCGTCGCAGAAAACTTTGCACCAGAGATTAAAGTGGTAGCTTATTATCATGACTTTGATATCACAACAAAAGAATTACCTGAATCAAAAAACATTGAGTATCGAAACTTAAATAATCTTGAGGACATGCTTGAGTTTAGAGAGCAGTTTAAAGAGTATGACGGTACAATGGGTGGTAAGGCTATCTATAACTTTAGAGTAGATGCTATTAAGTTTTGTCATAAAGTATTTGCTATTTCCGATTGTGCTTTTGGAATGGTTGAGTCAAAAGAAAATCCCGGCTGGCTTG